ACAGCCATACTGATACTTTTGTTTTGTTTACTGGCCTTTTTTGTAAGGCCAGTGGACCACGCACCATTGAAATATGAGCTAAAAGATATTATAATCCCGCTACCAAAACCAAAATTAAATGAGTAAGAAACCTTTAACAATATCTGAATCCGCTGCTGTGCAGATGCCTATGAAGACGGTTGCTAGTTTGATTATAATCGTCGCCCTCGGCACGATGGGCTATTTCCAGATTGTTGAAAGATTAAACATAGCTGACACTAGAATACAATTAATGGAAAAAGATTTAGCAGAAAATACAGAGTTTAGAATAAAATGGCCACGGGGCCAACTCGGATCACTTCCCGCGGACTCGGAACAATTCATGATGATCGAAGATCTTTACAAGACCACGGATAAGTTAAATGCACATATAGAAAACATGGCATTAAACAAAGTTAACATAGAATTTTTAAGAGGACAGATGGATAAAGTATTGATAGATATTGAAAAACTAAAAGATGCAAATAGAGAAATGAAATATACAAACGGGAGTTCACATTGATAGAGGCTGTAGTAGGATTACTTATGTTTGTAAATGGAGAGATCAAGGAAGCACGTTTGCAACCTTCGATGGCAGTTTGTTTACGCGGCAAGCGTGAAGCTGAGAGGACCTTCTCTGAATCTGTCACTTACAAATGTTGGAAAGGTCAAGCAGAATTAGAAGATAATATAGATGGTTCAAAATCAATCAAGAAACTCATCATCGAATAAAGTTGCAAAACATTTAAGAGATAGACGTTATCGTCAGATTGTGATAAAGAATAAGAAAGCATACAATAGGAAAAAATATGGTAAAGCCGATAGATATAACGAATACAGTGATAGTACCGAAACCACAGGTTAAACAAGAAAACTTAAAATCTTTTTTTATAGGTCATGTGGACCAGGTTATAGAACCTAAGATGACTGAAGTTACAGTCGATGTAAAAGAAAAAATTAAACAACCACACCTCGATAGTTCTAATCCAAATACAGACTGGAAAGAAATATACTAATGCCTAAAGATAAAAAAGACAGACGTTGGGATGGTAGATCTAGAATTAGTACACCAGAATACAAAAAGAATTACAACGAAATATTTAAAAAGAAAAAAGAACAAGCAGACAAACAATCTGACAACAAAGAATTAGAAAAACTAACAACACTACGACAAAATATACAAACTGAAATTGTAAATGGCCAGTGTCCAACATGTAGTTCAGAAACTGTATTAGTTTCTATTTGGCCAAATTTATTTAGATGTATGACATGCGGAACCGACCTTGAACAAAAAGTAAATGGTAAGATAAGTTACATACCAAACACCAAAAACATAGAATTAAGAATGAAAATAGATGGCTAAGAAAGCAAAAGGATTATATGCAAAGGTTGCACACGAACCTGTGTTTCACAAAACGTCGATTGGACGTAATCCTAGCAAAGCAAAAATGAACAAAAGTAAGCGACGTAGTTTTAAGCCCTACAAGGGCCAGGGGAAATAACCCCTAGCGCTTAAAGAATATAAGCGCTAAAGGGAAGAAGGTGTGAATATGTTGTGACATATATACAACAGTCACATTGTTGTCAAGTTTCAGTTATCGGTGTGCAGGTAAACCTAATAAATACACCATGTTTATTGACATCTGATCTTCCAATTTCTGCCATCTTTTTTTTAGATTCTTCATATCCAAACTGCATACAGTCATAGGAATCTTTAAATTTTTCAGGCCATGGGTATGGGTCCATACATATCCCTTGTATTGATGAGCACATAATTAATGTTAAAAGTATTTTCATTTTATCCTTGACTATATTATCCCATATATTATATTAATCCTTGGAAGGAAAATAATATGACAGACATAACTAAATTTAAAAACGTTTCGTTGTCCAAAAAAACTTATATGGATGTTGGAACACTAAGTAAAGCAATATTCGATGTACCTTTGTCACTATCAAAGACCATAGAATATTTAGTAGAGAAAGAGATGAAGAAAGTTAAAAAGGTGAATGGAAATGGAAAAGAAAGATAAAATAATTTGTCCACACTGTAAAGGTAATGGTTTTGTAAGAATACCATACCAGTTGGCCAAAGAAGAAATGCATGCACAATGTGGTGTATGTGATTCAGAAGGGGAGATATACCCAGATGAAGTCGATAATATTATTGTTGACTCTGATGGTATTCACCGGTTGCAGTAAAGTAAACTACGACGTGAATCCTTGGACCACAGTGTTAAACCATATGATAAAACATGATAGATAAATTTGTATATGAATCTTTGCACTTCATTATGAAGTGGACCGGCGAATTAAACTCGTGGGCTTGGCGTAAACATACAAAGATAATAAGAGATAAAAGAGAGAAGGAGAATGAAGAATATCTCAAAGAGTTAAAAAATAAACTATAAAAGAAAGGAAAAATATGTTTAAAACATTAATAAACGAAATAAAAAGACATAATGATTTAAAAGAGAAAGAACTAGATCTTAAAATCTTGGATATGTTTGAGTTTCATAAAAAATATAAAGTGTGGCCAAAGCAAGAAGTTACAACACCACAGGTGGTAGTAGGAAATGCACCAACTTACGAAAGTCATGCTAATTGTAGTTTAACAAGGCATCCGTGGTAATATGAAACAGCTAACGATAAGTAGTAAAGACATAAGTCCTAAACAATGGAATATTCTATTGATAGAACTTAACATAATTAAAAAAGCTTGGGCGCCATATGCTAAACTAGATATTAAAGCGCCTAACTTTAATAAGATAATTAAGTGGGGTACTAGAAGGTATGACGCAAGAGAGAATGGATGAGGTTGCAAACCTTTGGGAGAAAACCAAAGACCCAAAATACAAAGAGCTTTGGTATAAACTTATAAAGGAGTTTGCAAATGGATCTAATAATATTAAACGACGGCCTGTATCATCTGATACCGGTAACAAAAAAGATGATGGATGGAATAGTGTTGACAAGCGACGTTGATTGTTTTGAGTTGTGTGACATCCTGAGATTAAAATTAACTGGGTATGTAGACATTTTGAATCTACATATCATGAATGATAACACAGGAGCTTTTTTTGGCTGTATGTGTAGATAGAACTGAAAAGGACCTCCGTCCATATAACGCTTCGCGCTATTCCCTGTACGGCAACCTAAGAAGCGGCAATTACCGTGGAGGTGTGGAGCCTTTGCTCTCTTGGGAGTACGTGCACGGAAACCAGGAGGGTTGATATGAAAGAAGTTTTAAAATATCCTGATACATTTCTACGACAAAAGTCACATATCGTTGTGTTGCCTTTGTCAGAACAAGATAGAGAATTAATAGAAGATATGTGTCTGACCATGTACAAAGAGAATGGTATTGGTTTAGCTGCAGTACAGATAGGATATTTAAAAAGAATTTGTGTAGTTGACATAAGTCCGTCAAGAGCGAATCCAATTGTGATGATCAATCCGATTGTAAAAAATAAATCAGAAGAAACTTTAACTATGGAAGAAGGATGTTTATCTGCTCCAGGTAAAGTTGGAAAGGTAAAAAGACATTTAAGAATTACTGTCAATTATTGGTGCAAGTGGCAAGAGGAACATGAAAAAACTTTTTATGATTTACATGCGCAGGTGATACAGCATGAGTTGGACCACATGGACGGGAAACTTTGTATAGATTATGACAAAAATTAGTGTTGCAGATGTTGGCTATATTGCTGGCTTATTTGATGGAGAAGGGAGTCTACATATACGTAGAGGACTAGAAAAGAAAAAGAAACATAAAGGTAAACCTGGATATCGTATGTCTAATTCTATGAGAATTAGTATGGAGATATCGATGACCGATGAGATGGTGATACGCTGGGTTCACGAGATACTTGCAGTTGGTACTGTGATACGTCGAGACATAAAAGGTAAAACTAAATCAGGTGGTAAATTTAAAACACAATGGCGTTGGCGATGTACTTTTAGAGATTGCTATTATGTATGCAGATTGTTATGGCCACATGCGAAAGTAAAATTACCGAAACTAGAAAAGGTAATTGATCATTACGAACCAGAATATATAATGAATGAAAAGGTAGTTAGTTTACATGAATACAGACAAAACATGGACATGGAATAAAAGGTTTTATTATCCGCCGTCGACTCGTAGTACGACAGATGGACTGAGAACTTATGATGTGGGCAACGAAAAGCTGCCAAGTGTAACGACTATACTTGGGAATACCAAGAGTCTTGAAGCCCAGGAATCTATATCCCGGTGGCAAGCGAAGGTGGGCAAGGAGCAGGCGACAAGGATCAAGGAACAAGCGGCTAGCAGGGGTACAAACGTACACACGCATCTAGAAAAATATATTTTAGGTGAAGGCCATCTTGATTTAACGCCAGAAGGCAAAATTGCAAAGGCAATGTCCGATACAATAATTAGTAAAGGATTCAATGATTTACAAGAAATTTGGGGCAGTGAAGTGGTTATTCATTATCCCGGTTTGTACGCAGGAGCTACAGACCTTGTTGGAGTCTATGATTATGAAGATAGTATTATTGACTTCAAGCAAAGCAATAAACCAAAAAGAAAAGAATGGATTGAGGATTACTTTTTACAGTTGGGTGCATATGCTATGGCACACAATCATGTTTATGAAACTCAAATCACGCAAGGGGTAATATTGATGTGTACTCCGGATAACTATTTCCAAAAATTTCAAGTAAAGGGCAAAGAGTTTATCAAATATCAACATCAATTTCTAGAAAGGGTTAATAAATATTATGAAACAAAAACTGATTGAACTTACGGAGAAAAGAATTCTACGTGAGATGTATGAAGATGAGAAAGCGCTGAAGAATATGTTGAGCATGGAGACAGCTGACGTGCCAGAAGAACAATTGGACGGATTGTTGGTAAAAATACAACAACTTTTAGGCAAAGTTGCCACAAATCAAAACAAAATCATATTGTTACAAGATATTACAGACGATAATGTGTGACATATTTGCAACAGTATGTAGTTTAGAATGATTCTAAATTATAGAAACCTAGGTTTTATGCGGTTGATCACGGATCTATAGGTTTTTAAAAACTATGAAATTGTTAAAACAGCACTTTTAATTTACACGTGATCTCGTGATTTCGTGATCAGCAAGGAATACCAACGGTTTTAGGATTTACAGGGGCCGCGCGGGACTTTTGGGTACCAAAATCCAGGAAAAAATATTTTAAAATACTATAGGGTCTGTTAAATAACCCTATGATAGGACAGGCATTCACACTTGCAATTGAAATGATGACAGAAAAGGATTTTTGGGATAAGTTCAATAAGAAACATAATCCAAGATATTACTATGGCAAGAAAAAAACCGAGAAGAAGAAAACAGGTAATCCCAAGTCAACCAAACGACATCCCATATTCAAAGTACAGGATTGAGTGGACCGATGCGTTGTCCGATTCGGGTTGGGCTGATGACAGAGAATTTACTAAAATGAAATTAGCAAAACCAGTTAATGAAGGTTGGGTATTTTCTAAAGATAAAGATTCTGTAAAAATATTTGCGTCGTACGATAAGGACCCAGTTACAAATGAAATTACATTTGGAGATAGGACTATGATTCCTACATCATGGGTAATTAAGATGACTAAATTAACTTAATGGAAGTTTAGGTTTTTTATCCTGTGGAGACTTTGTTTCTTCTTTTTTGTCTATCAACAGTGAGTTATCAGATACTATCGTATTGATTCTTTCGTTCAATTCATCTTCAGATAGATCTTCTATCTTACCAGTTCTAATAATTTTTTGTTCAATATATAATCCACCCACAGCACCGCGTGCTTTCTCTGCGTTTGTTGCTGCAGAAAATGATTTAGATTTTAATGCTTCATCTCTGATTTTAGCTAACTCTGTTAAGTGACCACCAAAAGATATGTTGTGTTTTTTGTAATTCTCTTCTCGTAGTTCACCAATGTGTTTAACCACAAGAGGATAGTATTTTGGGTTTTGTAGTTCACTTGCTTTTTTACGAAGTGTTGCATTGTCCCCTTCATATCCTGCTTCCTTTGCACATTCATAGGCAAACTTATGGCCCTCGTTGAATACCAATAGCTCTGCAAACTTACGTTGCATAGGTGTGAGTCTAGCTGGTAATCCTGGCTTCTTCTGTTGTAATTCTGACATGATTGACAATATAACCATAATATCTTATAAAATCAACATATGAAAGATGACAGAGGAAAGTTAGATTTAACTAGACAAATCGAAGACTTAACAAAACAAAAAGAATTCCTACAATCTAAATGTAGGCAAGCTGGAGAACAGATCAAAGAGCTTAAAAGAGATAATTCTTTGTTGGCTATGGACGTTGCTACGCTTACAAACAGATTAAGAGATGCAGGACTTTAATGCTAAAAGGTAGAGATTTAATCATGATCTTCGATAGATTCGTAGGTCCAAAGAAAGGGAGCTCGGTAGCTCAAGATGCAAGGGTACAAGTTAAAACACCTGACGGAAGATTTTATGATGTCCAAGGAATTAATTTAGTTGAAAATAAAATTATTGGTGCTAGAGAAACACACCGGATAGTGATTTCAACTCATGAAGAAGTAGCGAAAATGGGCTCACCAATTAAGCTTTTGTAAGCATCTGTTACCGTCATTATTTTGATGAAACCTGAAACAAAATTATGGCATGAGCTTAAAAGAATTACACCTAAAATATCGTGGACACGGATTGAAAATAGTAGCTTATTCGGCACTCCTGATCTATTGGGTTATAATGCTTTTGGGCACTTTTTTACAGTAGAGTTAAAGGTAACATCCGGTAACAAAATCCGTTTTTCCCCACATCAAATTGCGTTCCATGTGAAGCATCCCAAGAACACTTTTATACTTGCCAAAGAGCCCAGTCAGGGCTCTTGCAAATTGTTTCCAGGTGCCTGTATCTTGGATCTAGTACAGGAAGGATACAAGATGCCTGCTGCTTGTGACTCGGAGCTTGTAGCTTGTGGCTTATATTTATCTAATCTTCAGTAGCTTGTGGCTTGTTGCTTGTAGCTTGTGACTTATGCTTGTTGCTTGATGCTTGTGACTTTGGGCTTGTGGCTTTTTCTGATAGGCCCGGACCAGGGCGCACGCTTGTTGCTTCCGTCGAAGCTTCGTCGCTAATGGCCTGATCCGATTTATTACGCTTGCGTAATTCTTTATAATATTTTGGATGCCTCCACATGTCAATGTTTCCCGTAACTGACGTTGCTGTAGTCTCTATTCCAGCATTGTCTACAGTCCCTGCACTCGTTGCCTTGAGAAGCAGCGGGGCAGGTATGATAACCTTGATCAATTACTGTAGAAGTCCAGGGCCAGCTCTTCACGGGTCCCTGGTTTATCATATGCGAGGACATACGAATAATTAAATTTGATGGCACGTCTGCAGGTGAGATGTGCTTCAGGATCTGCGCCTCACGTGTTGGCAGCCAGTGCCTGGTCTCAGGTGTCAACCTGCACACTTCGAATATTTTGTTTAAATGGTCCAAGCTCTGAAGGTCGCCGCTGTCATGCCATCTAAACCAGGGCTGCTTGTCGATTAGTACAACCATTGCTTGCACCCACTGCGGGTGGTCCAGGCTGTCCATCCTTCGCTGCAACGCGTCTTTAACATTCTTGAATCTATATCTGCCCTTCATAGCGTAACAGCCAGCACAGACAGAGCCCGCGACTGCCTGAAGCTTAACGCCAGTTTTACATCTCCAGGCTGGCAGGTTGTATGCGTGGCCTGGCATCTTTGATGGCTTCGACAGCCCGCCGGTTATTATTTTTGCTTCTTTCTTGTTCATATATTCCTCGCTTTCTAATTCCTATATAATCTTATACTGTGCAATTGTCAAGGGCTTGTTGCTTGACGCTTGCGGCTTGTAGCTTGTGGCTTGTAGCTTGACGCTTATTCTTGCAGCGCGCACAGTAACAGCCCGGGTGATATTCGTATCTTTCAATCATTAAATGCTTCTCTGATTCCGTCTGCAATGTCTCCGGCGTAACGATGCTCTACAGCATATGCTTCTCCCATCTTTATGCACTCCGGGTCCACGTTATCATCCCACCAGGCCTGAGCTGCTTCTGTTAATGGTTCAAATAAAACAATTGATCCATGACCAACTATTCTCCATGCATTATTATAAATCATAATTATTCCTTTCTAGATTCATCCTACAATATCTTATACCAGCTGTCAAGCTTGAAGCTTGTAGCTTGTAGCTTGTAGCTTGTAGCTTGTAGCTTGTAGCTTGTAGCTTGTAGCTTTTTATTTTTTTTACTGATCCCAGGTCCTCTTCCCATCGACATTGTCCCCCGGGTTTTGCCAACAGTAATAGGACCAGGGATCAGTACTAGTGGCTAATAGGCGGGCCTTTCAGTATGCATCCCTACCGGACCATAACAGCAAGTTATCGCGACCTAGAATATAGCCCATCGAAATAGGCGCCTACCTAGTTCTGATCCCAGAACCCTGTTAGGTACTCTCACTGACATCTAGTACCCCTAAAGCCAGATGTATTTGCACAGGGTTCAGGGATCAGGCCGGACCTATGGCTCTAATTCCAAAGTAGTCCAGCTTTAATCCTACCATCTTTTGCCGGTGATGGTCCCGTTAGGATTTATAGTTTTGTTTCAGCGATAAATCCTCAAATGAGGCTGAACTTTATATATAAGATATTATAGGATAATAGTCAAGCATTATTTTTATTTTTTTTATTTTTTTTCGCTTGACATATATTACCATATAATATAGGATTAGGGTAGAAAGCGAGGCACAAATGATGTACTTAATAATGCGAGAAACAAAATACAATCATACAACAAATGCTTATGATGTTATTGATTGTACAGAAGATCATACAAAAGCAGTTGAAAAATTGCAAGGGTATGTTTTAATTAATGACAGAAAGGATAGGACTTATTCTATTTTAAAATATGAAAGTCCCCTAGTCTTAACGAAAGAAATGGAGGTCTAATGACTAGAATAAGATTAAATCAAGAGTATCGAAATAAAATTGCAAATAGAATTAAAGTACACTTGCAACAAGAAGATACTCACGAAAAGCAAACTTACGACAATTTAAAAGGCGACCAAATTCAGTTGAATGATGACGCTTGGAATATGGCACAAAAAATTGTTCGTAGAACATACACCGAAGATGATGTTGCAAAGGCATGGTATCTTCAGAATAAGTTTGAGAATGTTGATACTATCGCAAAGGATAGTTGCTTTCATTTTCATTATCTTGGTAAGAAAGAAACAAGGGACTATGACAACAATCCACAAATTGAGGACGCAACAATAGAAAGACATTTTGATTTTAGATTAAATGGTTCTATTGATACTGATAATAACTATTCATCTTCAAGGGATTATGCTTATGGCTATGCTTTGTATCGTGATGAAATCAATGCACAAGAAAATTGCAACGCAGATATTTTGATTGAACAAGAGGGCAAGGACAACAACCCACACAAAACAAAATATGTTGATAATAACAATCGTTATCTTGGTAATGATGATAGTGGCTATGGCAAACAATGGAATGAAAAGTATCAATTAGATTTAATTGGTAGAAACTATTGTAGAGATAGGTCTATTGCATGTTCCGAAGATGAATTCATGTTCTTAATGGATTGGAAAAGACAAAAAGGTCTTTTTGTTAGAGCGCATGAAAATTGGATTAAGTCTATTTTAAATCAGATGAAAGAAATCAAACTTGGTTTGAAAGGTTATAAATATCTTGATGAGGCAATAGAACTTTGCAACGAACTTGGTCTTGCAATTACTGACGCAGAAATTGTTAGAACTAACTCAACAGGATTAACTATCTACAATCCAAAAAATCTTGCAGATAGAGTTAAGAGTATGAAGAATAAAAGAGAGAAAACAAGAGAGGAAAAAATAGCAGAAAGACTGCTTTATGAACAACAAAATCAAGCAGTAAATTAACACTTGACACCCTATCCTATATAGTATAGGATAGGGACAGAAAGCGAGGAAAGTATGAACAACAATAAAACTTTTTATATTACTTATTGGGCAAGTAAGCATAAAAAACACATAACAAGACAAGGCAAACATGACGAAAAAAGCAGATATGGAGTTTCTAAAAATGGAACACCTTATTATGTTTATTATGATTTAGACGCACATGGATATAGAACTGCGACTACATCTTGGAAAGTGAGGCACTAATGAGATTATTTTTCTTATTGTTTGGATTTGTTCTATTAAACTTAGGACCAATCTTAGCTTATAGATTTGATTTTACTTTAGGTGTTTTAGTAATGGCATTCGGTCTGTTTTCTTTTTGGGCAATGTTGCCAGATAATAGAGGTCGACATGACTTATAATTGGTGCCATGGTCCAAGTTGCCATGAAAGAGCAACACTAGATAGGATAAGAGGTAGCAAAGGTAATAAAGTATTGAGGACCAAAAGAATTGCATTAACTAAATGGAATGAGAACAATGTCTGGTCCCATTTTTGTAGTCAAGGTTGTTGGAATGACTTTATGAATAAACATTGGATTCAAGCCATTGCACTAGAGCCAAGACGAGAGCCACTAACAACACCTATCAAGGACCCCACAAAAGATAATAGTAGATATTATAATATGTGGAATATTGAAAAGAAAGTAGTTGACAATGCTTGACTTATCCTATATGATCCCAGAAGAAAGCGAGGAAAGTATGATTATAAAATACAATAACAAAGACTACACAATACCAGAACCATTTACTAAATGTTTCTTTGGTGCTGAACCTACAAGAGAACTAACAATACATAATAGGTTTAGTGATGAAACATTTCAGCAGTCGTGTAAGTTGCCAAGCTTTGCAGTTGCTATCTATGATACGATCATAGGTGCTGAGGCAAGTGAGGATTATAAACTTATGCAAAAGGGAATTACTTGGTTCCAAAAAAATTTCCCTAAGCAGTACATGACATTATTAGATTAACTCCTTAACATACATACCGAGTCGCTTCGCGACTCGGTCCACGTTGCTAGTAGCTTGGTC